CGCTCAATTACCTCAGTGAACATTCCGCCAATGTTGGTTTCTTCGCCAAAGATTGCGGCATAACCAGAAACGCTAATTGTCTCGCCATCTTCCTCACGCACATCCAGCGCCTGTGGTAACGCGCGGGTTTCAAATTCAACCATCTTGGTCTCCATTATTTTGATCGGATGATACCACAGAACTTTGCTCTGCGTCAGCCTTTCCTTCTTTTCCCGATTTAAGCGTAACAGGTGTGCGCGTTCCCTCTTGCGCACTCCACAAAGACTTAGCAGATTGCGACAACTCAGGAAGCTGCAACTTTGATCTCAAATCTTGCTCGTCTTCAACTTGCGGCGTTAAAATTCCAGAGCGAATAGCCACGCCATAATCATTCATATTGATTCCGCCGCCACCTTCGCCAGATTGGCTGTTGATGGAAACAGTTGCGCCTTGAATCATCAAGTCATCACCGTTTTCCATTGGCTCCATATTCTCAATCGTGCGCACTTCATTTGGAGTGCGGATTGCGTTCTGGATTGTGGTTGCGTGCGCGTCCATGCGAGTCTTGAAATCACCGCGCAACAAGCCATCAACATTGAACTCAATATATTGCTTGGACCCACGCGGGAACAGCTTCAAATTCATTTCTTGCTCAACTTGCTCAATCCAACGCTTTAGCGTGTGCTTCACAAAGTGCAAATCTTGCTGCTCTGTGTTGCTAAACGTGCCGTGCGTTAAATCCTGCAAGAATACTGGCGGAAGGCTGTAAACCCGTGCGATCTGTTCAATGCTAAACCGCTGCAACTCAATAAGCTGCATTTGCTCTGGGTTGAAACCAATCTGTTTCATTTCGTGGCCCATTGGCAGAGCCATAACTGGTCGGCCTTCGCGAGCCAGCTTTTCGGTTGTCTTTGCAACATCCTCGGACGCTCTTTGTGCCGCAGCGCCACTCTGGAACGGACCCTGCAAAACAACAGGAGGGATGCCACCTGACTGAAACGCCTTTGCGCCGTATCGGCTGGCGGCAATAGCCATTCCGATTGCATCGCGGTTTGTCGCGATAGGCCCACGCACGTCCAAGCCGTTTGACTTGAGCATAAATGGCACGTCAATCACTTCGGTTGCGGCGTATGTCTGGCCCTTGCAAAGATAAACGCGGGTCTGGCGCTTGCCTTCTGTGCGATGCTCAACGCGAGTGTAGGCTGGATCAAGCGGCCAAAGGTTTTTGACAGCGCCGTTTTCGGAGCGTTCGATGTAAGTAACGCAGCGTCCACCAGTAAAAACTTGGTCAAACATATACTTTCGCCACTCAAATGACGACATTGTGTCATTGGCTGCGTCGTGAAGTATGTTTTCAAGCGAACCAGTTAAACGCTTTCGACCCTTAGATGTCTTGCGATAAACGTGCAGCGGCAAACCAGCCAGCGTGCCACTTAGAAAGTTGACCGCAGCCCATACAGCAGGCACGCCAAGCGCCGTGTCTGTGTTGACCGTAACGCCAGCAGTGGATGATAATTCACCCCAACCCATAACCTGCAAAAAGTCAGCCGCAGACACGGGGGCGTTGGGGTTTTCAAGATTTCGACTTTCCACTTTGCGAAAGCGGTCAAATAGAGCCATGCGAGCGTCCTCGATATTTACAGCAACTTAGCACATCAACTGTTGATCGTAAAGGTTTCGTCATCCCACGGTGAAGATGCCACAAGACCCTCGCCCATAGCCTCTACGCCAAGCGCCATTGCGAGGGCAACCAAGCCGTCAATTCTGCCAATAGACTTTGCCTTGTTTAGCTTTCGATTGCCTGCTGGGTCGCGTTCCGCTACCGCGTTCGCCGCGCACATATTTAAGACTGGATTGTTGCCGTGCTTTAGCTTGTGATCAACCACCAGCCGCTCCAGCTTGTCCACAGCGGGGGCCATGTCTTTAAACCCCTGACCATACGGCTGCATCGGTAACTGAACGCCGATATTGTCCAACTCGCGAGTAAAGTCGTTGATCCGCCAACGGTCATAAGCCATAAGCTGCAAGTCAAAGTTCTCAGCGGCTTCCGCAACATGTTGCGCAACAACAGCAGGCACAATCACGGGACCGTCGATCAAAGTGATAAATCCTTGCTTGGCCCAAACGTCATATGGAACCTTGTCTTCTTTTGCACGTTCACGAATACCATCGGACGGCATAAAAAACTGCGGGACAATGTGATAACCGCCGTCAGTGTCAGGAAAAGCCATTACAAATGCGGTTAAATCTCGGCTGGATGAAAGGTCGAGGCCAGCAAAACACGTCATTCCGCTTTCAATTTGAGGCGTTTCACTGTTTGCTTCCCACTCGCCACGGCTCAAGAATGGGCTGGTTGCCTCAATACGCTGATTTAAAAACAGCCAACGAAAGCTGTTTTCTTTAGCTGGCAGTCGATCAGCCTGCCTTGCAAAGTCTTCAATGTCTTTAAGGCTGCGAAATTCGCCCAGCGCAGGGTTGGATGCCTTCCAAGCCACCTTGTCCATGACCTCGCAATCTTCTGGCGCGGTGTAAACGTGGCTCACGATCCTCTTGTCCTTGGCATTTGCCGCGTCATCCAGCCAGATGCTAAACAGGTCGCCATCGGTTGCGGCCTGCGTGCTGATCGCAATCAACAGCGGATCGTCGTGCGCCCCCTGCGCCGTTTCGATTGCCTCAATAAAGCTGTCAGTCGGGCCACGCACCTGACCAACTTCATCCAAGATTGCCAAGACAGGCGACAGACCGTGCGCAGTTCCAGCCTCGGCACTGATTGCTTTATATTCAACATTCATTGGCAAACCAATTAAACTTTTTCTAGAAGGAACAATTTTTATAATTTGCCCCAACCTATTAGACAGTCTGACCATCTTTTCCGCCAAGTTAAAAACCAACGCAGCTTGCTCACGACTTCTGGCCCCACTGATAATTTGACTGTTTAACCTAGCTTCAGGCCCAACAATATGAGCAAGAAGAATGGCAGAAATCAAAGCTGATTTCCCATTTTTTCTGGCTACAGACAAATAAGCACGGCCCGTCCCTTTTGGGTTATCATATATGCTTAAAATAAATTTTCTTTGAAACGGAAGCAACTTGATAGGACGACCAACCAACTTTCCTTCTGGTACAAGGCAAAACGTCTCTATGAATTGGCATACTTTTTCGCCTCTGGTCATTTATTTGCCTTTTTGTGTTAAAAGTGTTTACAACTTTAATGCTACAATTTATTACATTAATTAGCAACACTAATGGAGAAAAAAAATGATACCTTGGGAAAAGCACTGCCTAGACAACGCAGAATATTTTACAGCAATTCGCGGCAGAAAGCCTAGCGACAGAATCCGCAAAGTTTTTAACACATTAGACGATGCTGTATCATATGCCAATAACAACTTTGACGACGGCAGAACCATGATTTACGCCGTAACCGCAACTGGCTCGCACGCTCATCTTCAAAACGCATAAGGAAAAATAAAATGCCGATAACAATTCAAAGACTTCAAGAAAAAGTTGAACTTATGAACACATTGACTGGAAGCCCTACGGAAAGGTTTACAGAAGATGAAAACGGAAATTTGCTTACAAATATTGGGCATTTTTATATAAGTCAGGCCTACGGAGGTTATATGCTTATGAGGCATGTAGAAATTAATAGAGGCTCAACCGCGCCTTTTGGCCTTGGACATCGAACAAAAAAAGAATTAAACCACCAAATTAACGGCTTTTTGGCTGCGTTGGAAATGCGCCCACGCATAAAGAAAGATTTTAAAGAGTAAATCGAGAACGAAGTTCACTTGAAGAAAACCTGTGCAGCCTTTTATTAAATACGGTCTGCACAGGCAAATCAAATCCTGTAAATTCTGAGTTCTTGTATTCTTCGCCAATTATTCTCACGCCAACACGCCTTAAAAGCATAATATCAATAATGTCTTCTTCTGTTTCGTAAGGCAATATTTCATCGACAAAAGACACCGCCCTTAATTGGGTGTAACGCTCAACCAATGTTTGGGAAGGCTTGTTTTTTGATGGGCGAGTTAAAGACGGGTCCACATGAAGCCCGCAAATAAGATAATCGCAATTTGACTTTGCTTCCTCAAGCATTGATACGTGGCCGCAATGCAGCAGATCAAAAGCGGACGCTGTAAAGCCTATCTTCATTTTTTCTTATGCTCGTCAGATAATATCATAGGACAAACGTGTTTCCACTTTACCATGTGGTGCAATCTTCTGCTATGCACTCCCATTTCTGCGATTTTGACGCAAGAAGGCGCGTACATTACGCTGTAAAATGATTTCACATAGGTGCCTAAATCCAAATAAATATCGGTTAAGCCACCGCTATTCGCTTGGGTTTGCCCCTGCTCAAGCCTGATCCGAGGCGCTGTAATAAATAAACCGCCGCGCCTAGCAATCTCGGTGTAAGCATTAACATCCTCGTTAATTCTTCCCATGAACTTAAATGGACGGTCTACTGACATGAAAAATGCGTTCATAGCTTTTCGGCTAAACTTGCCTTTGACGTGCTGCTTCGCAACATTAGAACCTTCGCCGCCTATAAAGTCGCCACCCTGAGACATGGCCAGTGTAATAGCGCCGCTGGATATATAAAATTCCAACATTGCGTCCAGAACAACGTCCAAGTTGTTGATATTTATGTTTTTTGTAATATAGTTCCTATCATTATCAAACGTATATCGGAACTGAGTATAATCATCGTCTAACTGCAGAAAGTATTTTACACCCAACTGCTCCGCAACCTTAAAGCTATAATTTCTTGCATACACGACAGAATTTCGTTTGTTAAAGTTATCGCCACTGTCGGTCATGTCGATTGCATCTTGCTTGCTAAAAACAACAACCTGATCGCCGTATTTTGCTTTGTAGTCCGCTATTTGATCATCTTCATCGTCAACCAAAAGGTATATTTTGCCAGTGTAGCCATGTTTGCGCAGCTTATCATATGTAATGACGTTATCGGCTCGACCATGGGTCAAAATAAAAGCGGCAAAATTGCTTTTTTTATTCTTCATTAGGATATTCCGACAAATATTGCTGT